TCTAGTATAACAATTTACTTTTATCCTCCGTAAAAACACAGTATCTAATTTAGTTAGTAAAGGATCTACTGTTTTAAAAAAATCACTATTAACAACATTTCTATCATAGATGGTATGGGTAAAATAAAAATTTTTAATATCGGTAGCATCTGTAACTGTGCTATTAAAATAATAAGGAAAATCTGGAGACATAAATAATTCTTGTATTTTTTTAAATTTTTCTTTAGGTAAAAAATTATCTATAACTTGCATTTAAAATTTAATCTCCATTAAAAAAAACAACATAACTAAACGATTAAGTTTATTATCACCAAAATAATTAACTGCTGAATGAAAATACTCAGCGGGATAAAGCACTAATCTATTATATATATTACCCATTATGATATCAGGTTTGTATTGTTTGTTTTTTATTATTTCTTGGTAGGTTTGTGTGCCACAATTTATTGGTGCATCAGGAGTCAAGTATATCATGCCTGCAATTATAGCACCATCATCTTGATGTACTCTGTCATACATAAATTGAGGATCTTGTTTGTCTGTTTCTTGTGTTTTATGAAACTGTAAATAAGCTACAAATGATTTTGATTTTTTATTGTAGTATTCTAGTATAATTTTATTACATATTTTATTGTATAGTTTTTTATCTATATCTTCAATTGATAGACTTCTTACACCTTCAAAATTTTCTTTTATATTTCTTTTTCTATAGTCTAAAGATAAAGCAAGATTTCTTATCCTATTTGGACTTTTTAAAAAATTATCAATTATTAATGTTTTCACGTTTTTTTATTTCTTTCAAAAAATTATCTTCTACATACTCAGCATTAAAATTAAAAGATATAATTGTTTTTCTTTTTTTAGTTTTAGAAGGTGGTGCTCTATGTATAAACATACTAGGGAATATAATAATGTCTCCTTGTTCTGCATCTACATCTATAATTTTTAAGGACAGAGGTTCTACTATTTGAGTTCTAGGTGCAGTTTTTCCAAACTCTAAGTAATACACACCCGTAAAATTATGTCCGTGTGTATGCCAGCCATGTGTGTCTCCTTTATTATATTGTTGAAACCATAGCTCGTAAATTTGTACTTTAGATAAACCTATTTTTTTTACTTCTTCTATAAAGTGTTTTTCTAAATAAGGACCAACTAAATTAACCCATTTTCTTTTTGTATCATGTCTTTTATCCCAATCTACTTTTGAGATGCTATCTGTATAATAAGAATCATCTTGTTTTAATTCACCAGATTTTTGTTCATCTATTAACTTTAATAACTCTTTTTTTATTTTAAAATTTTGTTTAAATTTATTTTTTAATATAGGAAAATTAAAATTTATCATTTCCTAAACCAGTTTGGTAAACCTAAATGGGGTCGTCTGTCAAACATGTTATCATCAGCGTTTGATGTCTTGTGATTATTATAATGTAAAAAAACTTGTACACATTCTTTACCTTTAAATTTTTCTCTCCAATGTTCTAGATCACAACCTCTATAAACTAACATGTCTCCTGGTTCTAAATTTACTTTAACACCTTTCTTATTTTTTTGTCCAGATGGTTCTAAGTATATTGGCCAAGGGTCACCACCTAAATTCATAGTTGTCGATATTTCACAACTAAATCTATCTGTATGTCTTTTAAGACTATCGCCTTTTTTATAAGCTCTTGCATATGAATAGGCAGGGTACAATTTAAGACCGGTTACTTTTTCCATTTCTGGTTGACATTTAAGTAATAAAGTTTCCATGGCTATATCAGAATAAGCAGAGTATGTATTTTCTACTTGCTCATCTTTAGTTTCATAAAAACCAAACATATTTTCATACGGCGAAATATACCTGTGTTTAGTACAAGTATCAAAAACTTGTTTTTTTAATAAAAAATAATTTGCAACAAAAGTTGCTAAATCTTTTGTTATTGCATTGCGAATAATTGTGTATTTGTTTTTCTTAAAACTCATATAAGTGTAAACCATCCTGTAGCTATTATTTTTTTATTGTCACTTATTTGTCCTTTATGTGTATGGGTCCAATCTGGTGGCCAAATTACAGTCAAACCTTTTATTGCAGGTGTTGTTATGTCTTGATATTTAAAATGAGTTCCACCATTTTCTACATCATTTAAATAAGTCATAAATACTAAAACTCTATTCATATTTCCTTTTGTTCCTCTTTCATAATGCCAGGTTTTAAAACCACCCTTTCCAGGGTACCATTGAAGATTGACATCTTCAACATTAAATTTATCTAGACGTTCTACTTCAGGATATTCTTTTACATACAAATTTAAAATTTCTTGTAAATGCATTCTGTATTCAAAAATTCCAGCATCAAAATTATTATTACCTAAACTTAGATCAAGAGAATCTTTAATTGTTTTATCTGTACTTAGCGCTCCTTCATAAAGACTTGCTCCTGGTTTAGCTTTGTCCCTGTTTTTATTAAAATGTTTTACTAATCCATCGCAAGTTTCTTCAGGAATATACCATCCCTGTATAAAACTATCTTTTGGTAAATCGTGTTTTTTATAATTATGGATAGACTTCATTTTTATTCCTTACAAAATTAAAATTAATTACATGTCTTTTCCAAACATCTGTGTGATACAATACTTTGTGCTGTATTTTACTATCAAACAACAACAATCTATTCTCAACACTATCAACAGGGATCTCTTTGCCTTTTACTTTTAAGACTGTTTTTGCATTACATGTTGTTAAAAACAATATAGCTGTAGTAGCGTAATTACAATTATTATCAATGTGGTATGGTGTTTCTATTGTGTCAACATCTCTTAAAACTAAGTTTGCTCTTACCAATATAAGAGCTTCAACATCTAAACTTTCTGTTATAGGTCTTATGTGTTCATCAAATTTATCGGACAAAGGTTTATGATTACCATAATAAGAATAAGTAAAAAGACCGTTGTTCATACTCTTTTTTAAATCTACATCTATCTTAGTGTAATACCAAGGCATGTGTTCACCTTTTATATCGTACGAAAGTTTTTCGTAAAATTGATTATTTAAAAAATTGTCTATAATTTTATAGCTCATCTAGATTTCCACTTACTATTAATCTGCTATTATTTTTGTTAGGTCGTACTTCATGTGGCATGTATCCAGGGAATATAATTAATTTGCCAGGAATAAATTCACAAACAATGTTTTTGTTTACATCCACTGAAGGATAACCTACATCATAAAAACATAATGGTGACGAATCCTTGTTACCTTCTATAAACCAAACAAAAGATTTACCTTTTGGATTGTGTGTATGAACGCTGTGATAACTATTCTTTAAATACTTTTGGACCCAACAATGTTTTAAATCTAAACTAAGTTTTTTAAATACAACCCCTAATTTATTTATAAGTAAATCATGTAGATCTTTTCTGTTTTGATAAAAAGAAGTCAAATTCATTTCAGGTCGTACTATGTCTTTAGTTAATTTTATGTCTTTAATTACTTTTTTTGTTTCAGCATCTACCTCAATGTAATCTTCAACAAGAGTATATATAAAAGAATGCTTACGCATTTTTTGCCATCATTTTTGGAACTGCTTGTATATTCCAATGTATGAATCTAAAAGGATCTTTGCCATGGTCTACAATAAACTCATGTTCTAAGTACCCTGGAAATATTATGAGTGTTCCTGGGTGTACTTTAAAATGTACTAATTCACTACCATGACATAAATCTTTTGATTTTGTAAATAGCTTTGTAGCACGTGCCCCGGTTCTTGGTTCATGAAATACTGGCATAGATGTTTTGTCACTACATTTTAAAAAGTAAAATCCTGATACATGTTGGTTCCAGTGTACGTGTGCTGAATGATGTCCACCACCTTTTTTAGAAAACTCTTGTACCCACATTTCATGAAACATGGTTTGATATTTTGACATATCAAAACCTTGCCAATCTAAAAAATCAAAAGATTTTTGACCAGCATAGTTTCTTAAATCTAAAAAATCATTATCTAACGTAAGAGGTGAAGAATGGTATGATTGACCAAAATCACCATGTTGTTTTATGTAGTCTTTATTTCTTTTTTTAGCTTCTTTAATATATTTATCAGAAGCTTTGTTTAAAGATTTAACAAACTCTGGTTTGTCCTCAACCCATATCGGTGTTTTAAAAAATTCATGTATGTCCATATTATTTAAATGGATATCCAAGGTTCCACATTACCAATGAATATCTTACTCCTTTCGTTACTGGTTTAACTCTATGCCACACAAATGAAGGAAATACAATAATAGATCCTTTAGGCAAAATTTCTTTAGCTTGTTGTAAATGTTTTGATTCATCTCTCATGTGTGGGTCGTATTGTCTAAAATCAAATTCAAGTTCTCCACCATCGTATTCTGATCCATCAGTAAGTTGACAGGTCATTGAAAGTTTTCTTATTTTACCTTTAGTATTTCCTTTTTCATATGGTCTATTCCAACTATCACAATGCCAGTCATAGTATTGATTAAGTTTATATTTTGTAAATTGACATTGTTCAGAAAAATCCCAATCAAAGTTCCACCCTGCGTTCTTATTAGCTTTCTCAATAAAAGGATGTAACTCTTTGTATACCCATGGATCATCTAACCATGTTATATTAGAATTTCTTTTACGTTTTAAATCTGTAATTTCTTCATTAGATAGTTTTTTATCTTCTCTATAAGCGCCTGTTCTTGCCATAGATTCTGATTTAGATAACCCGTGTTGAATTATATGGTCACAAAGTCTTGGAGGTATAGCTGATTCAAAAGACCAATAATAGTTTTGTAAATTCATTAGTATATAGGAATAAAACCCGAGTTTATATCTACCTCTCCATATTTATTGTATGTTTCTTTAATACCTTTTTCATTAATAACATCAAAAGCTATTGTAACTCTTTTGTCTTTAAATTTTTTCTTACATACTACTTTGTGATAATTTGCTGACG